GGTCTGAACCGGATTCCCATTGCGTAGATTCAGGCACTGGTTTTTCCCCAAATGTGGCTTTTCATCAGATTCTCCGCGAGAGACCTCGCCCTTTAGGGCGGGGTAGTTGACCGCTAATACCTCCACTCACATTGAATACCCACCGATTCAACCATTGAATCCGGGGCGGTCTGCTGCTTCGCTGGTATTTCCGCGAACGTAATCGACGGGCGGCACGGACTGGCGCAGGTGGTCAGGATGAGGATGGCTGTCGCCAACGTGGCGGTGATGGTCGCCATCAGCGCGAACCGCCTGGCTTTCTCCGACAGGGTCAATGGGCGGTAATTGGATTTGTACAGTTTTCGGTTCATCAGGCAGGAACACTCCAATGAGGCCCATCACGGTCAGGCCGATACCCATCCAAAAATCCACCTTGCCGGCGATCACCGTGGTCAGGGTATCCACGTCGACCGGCTGCCCCTTGAAAATCAGGTACAGGGTGGACGCCCCGGTGATGACGGCGACCACGCCGCGCTTGGTGCTTGCTTCGTTCATCTTGATGCTCTGCCGAACCCGACTCAGTGCGCTCATACCCCCTCCCAAGCCGTGTCAGTGACAATCATGTGGATGATGCGCGGAGCGCGGCTCTTGACCTGTTCCGCCCATTTCGAGGCCCGCAGATGCCGTCCAGCGCTGGCGTAGTCTTTGCGCTCCATCGCATTCAAGAAGTTCACGAACTGCTTCAAGCCCCAGCCCAGATTGAACGCCAGGTTCACCAGCGCCCGTTGCCGGGCGTCGCCGTGATTCCGCCACCCAGGCAGAATCGAATCCAGCTTTTGTTCGGCGTCCACTACATCGCCGATGAGGTACTCAAGACATTGCCGCTCGGTGATTTGAGCGCGCGGTTCGCCGCGCTTGAGGAGGTGGCCGATACCCACCGTCCAGTTGCCCAGCGTGTCCCGGTAGGGCGTCAAGCGCTTCCCTTCGTCGCGGATGAGTTCGTTTTGCAGGGCGTCTTCGTCGTAGCTCATGGAGTCTCCATGGGAGGTGGTGCGGCATAGGCCGCTGCGAGTTCGTTTGGGCTGTACTGGCCCGCCAGCATGGCTTTCTGGAGCATTGCAGTATGGGCCACCCAGTCCTCCCGGGTCCAGCCGTTGCGGGCGGCGGCGGTTTTCATGGCCGACTTCAATCCGGGTGGAAAGCGGCATAGGTGAGGCGGTCAGCGACCAACGCCGGCCTCCACAAAGACGCGGGCGTTGTGTTCCGACCAGCCCTCGGCCATCAGTTTGGCGATTTGATCGGATTGCGGGGTTTGCGGGGTTACGCGGGGTTCCGTCTGGCCCTCCATAGGAGAAATGCTATTATTCACATATACATTACTTATGTTAGAATAATGTGATTCTTCGCTTTTCGCCTGCGAAGGGCTGGGAGAAACCCCGCAATATCCCGCAAACCCCGCAGGATTTGATCGAAGGTCGGATGCGACCACTTTCCAGACCGCTACCTTTTTGTGGTCATCCTCCCCCTTGACGATCCTTAAATTACTGGCGACGCGACCCTTGTATTTCAGGAGCCAGCGCCCCAGGCGTTTCGGGTCAATTTTCTCTGGATCGCGCCGACTGGCGGCCACGTCCAAAAGGGCGACCAGCAAATCGCCACTGGCCTGCTGGCATACTTCGGCGGCGGTATAGGTGCGCGGCCCGAGGTCGTGACTCCATAAAGGCAGGATGCTGTGGAGCGCCGACAACACCGGGTCATCATCCTCAAGCGCGGTGCGGGACAGGCAGGGATCGGTTTCGCCCAGCCACACCAGCGCCGAACGCACCAGTCCAGACCATTCCTCAAAGGACCCGTATGGGGTAATCGGTTGCGCGGGCTTGCCGGCCACGATGTATGCCCGCAGTAGGGTCAGCGCCGCCGATAGCAGCCGCGCACGGTTCGCTGGAACCCACTCGTTCAGGTTGCGCTGGAATGAACGGGCGTCGGGACGCTCTACGCCGGGGTCAATGCGGCAAATCAGGACTCGGCGCACCATATCGCCGATGAATTGAATATTGTTGCCCGTGGCAAACATAGTCAGGTTGCAGGGCATTTCCGGCGACTCGGATTTGCCCAGGATGCGGGGATTACAGACCGGCTCGGTCAGCATCGAGCAGAGCAGTTCGCCACCTACGGGCCGCTCAATGTTGTCCAGGTTGATCATCGACACGCCGGCCGGCGTGTCGATGATCAACCTGGACAACATTGAGCGGCCCGTAGGTGGCGAACTGCTCTGCTCGATGCTGACCGAGCCGGTCTGTAATCCCCGCATCCTGGGCAAATCCGAGTCGCCGGAAATGCCCTGCAACCTGACTATGTTTGCCACGGGCAACAATATTCAATTCATCGGCGATATGGTGCGCCGAGTCCTGATTTGCCGCATTGACCCCGGCGTAGAGCGTCCCGACGCCCGTTCATTCCAGCGCAACCTGAACGAGTGGGTTCCAGCGAACCGTGCGCGGCTGCTATCGGCGGCGCTGACCCTACTGCGGGCATACATCGTGGCCGGCAAGCCCGCGCAACCGATTACCCCATACGGGTCCTTTGAGGAATGGTCTGGACTGGTGCGTTCGGCGCTGGTGTGGCTGGGCGAAACCGATCCCTGCCTGTCCCGCACCGCGCTTGAGGATGATGACCCGGTGTTGTCGGCGCTCCACAGCATCCTGCCTTTATGGAGTCACGACCTCGGGCCGCGCACCTATACCGCCGCCGAAGTATGCCAGCAGGCCAGTGGCGATTTGCTGGTCGCCCTTTTGGACGTGGCCGCCAGTCGGCGCGATCCAGAGAAAATTGACCCGAAACGCCTGGGGCGCTGGCTCCTGAAATACAAGGGTCGCGTCGCCAGTAATTTAAGGATCGTCAAGGGGGAGGATGACCACAAAAAGGTAGCGGTCTGGAAAGTGGTCGCATCCGACCTTCGATCAAATCCTGCGGGGTTTGCGGGATATTGCGGGGTTTCTCCCAGCCCTTCGCAGGCGAAAAGCGAAGAATCACATTATTCTAACATAAGTAATGTATATGTGAATAATAGCATTTCTCCTATGGAGGGCCAGACGGAACCCCGCGTAACCCCGCAAACCCCGCAATCCGATCAAATCGCCAAACTGATGGCCGAGGGCTGGTCGGAACACAACGCCCGCGTCTTTGTGGAGGCCGGCGTTGGTCGCTGACCGCCTCACCTATGCCGCTTTCCACCCGGATTGAAGTCGGCCATGAAAACCGCCGCCGCCCGCAACGGCTGGACCCGGGAGGACTGGGTGGCCCATACTGCAATGCTCCAGAAAGCCATGCTGGCGGGCCAGTACAGCCCAAACGAACTCGCAGCGGCCTATGCCGCACCACCTCCCATGGAGACTCCATGAGCTACGACGAAGACGCCCTGCAAAACGAACTCATCCGCGACGAAGGGAAGCGCTTGACGCCCTACCGGGACACGCTGGGCAACTGGACGGTGGGTATCGGCCACCTCCTCAAGCGCGGCGAACCGCGCGCTCAAATCACCGAGCGGCAATGTCTTGAGTACCTCATCGGCGATGTAGTGGACGCCGAACAAAAGCTGGATTCGATTCTGCCTGGGTGGCGGAATCACGGCGACGCCCGGCAACGGGCGCTGGTGAACCTGGCGTTCAATCTGGGCTGGGGCTTGAAGCAGTTCGTGAACTTCTTGAATGCGATGGAGCGCAAAGACTACGCCAGCGCTGGACGGCATCTGCGGGCCTCGAAATGGGCGGAACAGGTCAAGAGCCGCGCTCCGCGCATCATCCACATGATTGTCACTGACACGGCTTGGGAGGGGGTATGAGCGCACTGAGTCGGGTTCGGCAGAGCATCAAGATGAACGAAGCAAGCACCAAGCGCGGCGTGGTCGCCGTCATCACCGGGGCGTCCACCCTGTACCTGATTTTCAAGGGGCAGCCGGTCGACGTGGATACCCTGACCACGGTGATCGCCGGCAAGGTGGATTTTTGGATGGGTATCGGCCTGACCGTGATGGGCCTCATTGGAGTGTTCCTGCCTGATGAACCGAAAACTGTACAAATCCAATTACCGCCCATTGACCCTGTCGGAGAAAGCCAGGCGGTTCGCGCTGATGGCGACCATCACCGCCACGTTGGCGACAGCCATCCTCATCCTGACCACCTGCGCCAGTCCGTGCCGCCCGTCGATTACGTTCGCGGAAATACCAGCGAAGCAGCAGACCGCCCCGGATTCAATGGTTGAATCGGTGGGTATTCAATGTGAGTGGAGGTATTAGCGGTCAACTACCCCGCCCTAAAGGGCGAGGTCTCTCGCGGAGAATCTGATGAAAAGCCACATTTGGGGAAAAACCAGTGCCTGAATCTACGCAATGGGAATCCGGTTCAGACC